CATGGGACGCAAACGACTAAAGGAACGGACCTAAAAATCCAACTACTTTAGGAGTCAATCATGAACACACTTAACATGATCAGAAGGCAGCTCAAGAAAGCTGCCGCACTTCACGACGCACAAATCAATCACACCTCTTATCGTGGTGTTGAGTATGACACCCGTTGTGTAGAATCGAAAGAGACTCACGGTACCTTCTGCTATCGTGGTCGTACCTACGCCAAGTGACTTGTCACTCGGTTAACCATCTGTTATACTAGGGGGACTTGTCCCCCCTTTTTTGTATGGAAAAAGACAAACTCAAAATCATCGTAAGGAATCTGAGACTCCTGGTTGACGCATTGGAGTCTGAGGTGTATTCTGATGTTCAAGCTTACACAAAGGGTCTGGAGGAAGAACTCCCACCCCTCCCTGATTATGATGAGGTATTTGAAGATGACGAGTGACGACTGGCGTTACACTGAGGAGAGAATGAAACTCAGAGAGCAGTGTCTTAAAGTTTTGTTAAATAGATATGGTGGTATCCGTATCGATCAGGCATCATACTCCACCCAAGATATCTACGAATGTGTAGACACTTGGATCTCACAGGGAAACAAGTTGAGTAATGGAATCGTTGCATACTTCAACGCTTACTTCAACCATGAAAACAAAAAAAGCAATCAAGTACATTCTTAAACACCCAGAGCTCTTCACAGAAGGGGAAAGGATGTATGTGGAAAGAGTAAAACAAGAACGCAAACTTAAAAAGAAACAGAATGAATCAAGCAAAACTCATCTCAGTAACTCCTGATGCTGAGCAACACATAGCATACTGTGCTCGTGTTTCTAATCCAAACAATCAGGACAATGAGAACTTTGCAGGACTTCTCAAGTATTGTATTAAGCATCAACACTGGTCAATCTTTGAACAGGCTTTTATGAGTCTGGAAATTGAAACTACTAGGGGTATCGCTGCACAAGTTCTTAGACATCGTTCATTTACATTTCAAGAGTTCTCTCAACGGTATGCCAGTACCAATCTACTGACCTCTGACATTCAACTTCCTGAACTTCGTCGTCAGGATGACAAGAATCGTCAGAATAGTATCGATGATCTCGATCCTGAAGTGGTAGACAAACTGGAACGTCAGATGGTCACTCTCTTCAGTTCTGCACAGAGTCTCTACAATCAAATGCTAGGGGCTGGAGTCGCCAAGGAGTGTGCTCGCTTTGTACTTCCTTTGGCAACACCAACTAGGATGTACATGACTGGTTCTGTTCGCTCCTGGATTCATTATATTGAACTCCGTTCAGCCAATGGTACCCAGAAAGAACACATGGACATCGCACTATCCTGTAAGAACATCTTCAGGAATCAATTCCCAGTCATTGCTGAAGCTCTAGACTGGTAATAAATATACACATTACAATGGAGTTACCGTGGCAACATACCCAGTAAGAAACAAAGAGACGGGTGAGGAGAAAGAAATTGTCATGAGTATTCATGACTGGGACAAGTGGCTTGAGAGCAATCCTCAATGGGAGAGATACTATACTCCCTACAATGCACCAGTCATGGGTGTTGAATTGGGAGAGACATTTGGAAAGCTTTACCAAAAACATCCTGGTTGGAAAGATGTAATCTCAAAGGCACAACAACAACCCGGTTCTAACCTTAAACACTACGACTAATTTTATGCCAGCAAAAAAGAAAACAGGTGTTGGAACTACTTCCAATCCAGTTCCCTTCGGTATGAGTAATAAGATGATGAAGAGAAAGAAACCAATTAACCTTGACTTCATTAAGAAGGTAGAACCTATCACTCCTAATCAGGAGATCTTCTTTGATAAGTTTAAGGAAGAACAGAACCTCGTTGCGTATGGTTGTGCTGGTACGGGTAAGACGTTTATTACCCTCTACAATGCCCTCATGGATGTCTTAGATCCAAAGACACCCTATGAGAAGATCTACATCGTCAGGTCCCTCGTACCTACCAGAGAGATCGGTTTCCTTCCTGGTGACCATGAGGATAAGTCCTCCTTGTACCAGATTCCGTACAAGAACATGGTCAAGTACATGTTTGAGATGCCCGATGATGCATCTTTTGAGATGTTGTATAACAACCTCAAGGCACAGGGAACCATCTCCTTCTGGTCCACATCATTCATCCGTGGTACTACACTGGACAATGTGATTGTCATTGTTGACGAGTTCCAGAACCTTAACTTTCACGAACTTGACTCGATGATCACCCGTATCGGTGAGAACTCCAAGATCATGTTCTGTGGTGACGCAACTCAGTCTGACTTGACTAAACAGAATGAGAGAAATGGTATCGCAGACTTCATGAAGATCTTGACGAACATGCCATCGTTTGATACAATTGAATTCAATGCAGAGGACATCTGTAGAAGTGGACTCGTCAAGGAGTACATCATTGCCAAACTTGAACTCGGTATGTAATGTTTAACCATGTTGAAATAGATTATCCGTCTCTTTCCAGAGAGATGATTGATGGTGTTCGGTACTATGATACTCCAGACGGTAAGAAACTTGTTTCGATTACCTCTGTTATTAGTCACCACAATCGTGAGATTTTCACGAAGTGGAGAAAGAGAGTCGGTGTAGATGAAGCAAACAAGATTACTAAGGCTGCAACCAGTCGTGGTACTGATATGCATACACTGACTGAACACTATCTTCTGAATCAAAAACTCCCTAGTGTACAACCCTTGTCGGAATATCTATTCAAACAAGCTAAATCTACACTCGAAAAGATCGATAACATTCATGCTATCGAACAATCATTGTTCTCCAAACAATTAGGAGTCGCCGGTACCGTCGATTGTATCGCAGAGTATGAAGGTGAACTTGCTGTCATTGACTTCAAGACAAGCAAGAAACCCAAGCCTGAGAAGTGGGTCGAAGGTTACTACATCCAGTGTGCTGCTTATGCATGTATGCTGTATGAGATGACTGGTATCTCAGTTAAAAAATTTGTTATCATTATGTCCTGTGAGGATGGAGAATGCGTTGTTTATGAACAGTATGACAAGAGTAAGTACATCAAACTTCTCACCGAGTATATTAGAGAGTTTGTTCAATTCAAATTACAAGAATATGGCAAAGTCTGAAGAACTAAGTGTAGATCAACTGATCGAAAAGAAATTCTACAGCAGTCGTACTTTTGCTGAAGAGATAGAGAAGATTGTCAAAGACAATTCTGACATGAAGTATGTTGATGCGATTGTATATTTTTGTGAGAAGAATAGTATTGATATCGAATCCATTCCTAAACTTATATCGAAACCATTGAAGGAACGGTTGAAAGCTGAGGCTATGGAGTTAAACTTACTGAAGAAAACATCTCATGCCAAACTTCCTATATGATTCCTAAAGTGAAACCCTTTGATGTGTACAAGAGTTATCTTGGATTGAAAAATCACTTTACCAAAGACAAATATGATTACCATCGTTACGGTGGTAAATCACGTGCATCAATAGAGTCCTTCTACAAAAGAAAGGACAGATACTTTTTTGAAAAACTATCTCGACAAAAAGATGATTCCGAAGTCATTGAATTTTTTGTGTCCAATTTTGTTAGTTGTGATGATCCTCAGTCTCTTTGGATTGGGGAGATTGTTAGAAATGGGGAACAGAACTACACCGACTGGAAGAGAAGGTTACAATCACTTACGTATACGTTTAAATCAGAGATAGAAAACGTATTTACAAATCGTGACTTTGATGGTATGTTTAAGATTGATGGTAAACGTCACCCACCTGTCGTCAAGGAACACTTGGCGAAGAACTTATCCCTTGAATCTATGGTCATTCTAAACAAGATCATTGGATTCAAAAAAGACTTTGATAGTATATTGGATGACCCTGTTTGGAAGTTCTTATCTATGAGAATTGACAAGTATGATTCCTTTATACATATTGATGTATTCAAGTTTAAATCGATCCTTAAGGAGGTAATTATTCATGGCACTTGATAATGCTACTGTGCTTGAGAATTTGAAAAAGCAAAAGGCAGAATTGGAACAGCAACTTGAAGCGGGTAGAGAAATGTACCTGAAAGTTCTTGGAGCTATTGATGTCCTTGAACAGATTGAAAATGAGAATGCGGCAGAAGAACCCGTAGCGGAGACCGAAGTAGTCGAATGAATTTCTTTGATTCAGAAATAGTTCAGGAAGAAATGAAACAGATTGCCGAACTACAAGAGGTAATCTATGAAAAAGTATTCTCGTTTTCTACCATGACAAACGAGGATAAACTAGAGCATGTTGAAATGTTGGAGGAATTGTTGAAGAAACAACAGGTTCTCTACACTCGGATGAGTTTGTCTGATGATCCTGCAGCTAAGACTATGAAAGAGAATATCATCGAGTCAGCTCAGCAACTTGGGTTCCCCCCTGATGTTGACCTGACATACGTCTTCAAGAACATGACCAATATCGTAGACAACATGAGGAAGTCTCTTGACGAGGCGGGCTAAATAGTCTATAGTACGGGGGTGGTTAGGTCCCCCACCCAAACTTAACCAACAAGCCAAATACGTTTAATACGAGGTACACGAAATGGGTTTTGCAGACCTGAAAAAACAATCTTCTCTGGGATCCTTGACTCAGAAACTTGTCAAGGAAGTTGAGAAGCAAAACGGTGGTGGAGGTGGTCAAGATGACCGTCTCTGGAAGCCAGAAATGGATAAGTCAGGTAACGGTTACGCCGTTATTCGTTTCCTTCCTGCTCCTGAGGGTGAAGATCTCCCTTGGGTCAAACTATTCTCCCATGCCTTCCAGGGTCCTGGTGGTTGGTACATCGAGAACTCCCTGACCACTATTGGTGGTAAGGATCCTATCGGTGAACTGAACCGTGAACTGTGGAACAGTGGTAGTGAAGCAGACAAGGAGACATGTCGTAAACAGAAGCGTAAACTTTCCTTCTACGCAAACATCTACGTTGTACAAGACAAAGCCAATCCTCAGAATGAGGGTAAGGTCTTCCTGTACAAGTTCGGTAAAAAGATCTTTGACAAGATCATGGAAGCAATGCAACCTGAGTTCGAGGATGAGACTCCGATCAATCCCTTTGACTTCTGGCAGGGTGCAAACTTCAAACTCAAACTGAAGAAGGTCCAGGGTTACTGGAACTATGACAGTTCAGAGTTTGATCGTGTGGCTCCACTTTTGGATGACGACGATGCTATGGAAGCAATCTGGAAGAAGCAGTATTCACTTACTGCATTCACAGCACCCGATCAGTTCAAGTCCTATGATGAACTGAAGAAGCGTCTTGATTATGTCTTGGGCAATAAGTCCACCCGTAGATCAACCGTAGAGGAAGAGACTGAGTATGATAACTACGCAGCAACAGAACGTAAGACCATTAGTGAAGAAGAGATCACTAAGAAGCTCGAAGACTCGTACCAGTCTTCAAAAGCAAGTGATGACTTCAACGCTCCTGATATTACTGTCAGTAAAGGAGATGATGAAGACGACCCGATGAGTTACTTTAGTAAGCTTGCCGAGTCCTGATATAAAAATCGCATCTTAATTATTAAATGCCCGGAAAAAAATTCCGGGTATTTTTTTGCCCTATAAAGCTCAACTATAAAGTCTGATATTCTCTCCTCTTACCAATCTATCGGAGACATACTGACTTGATCCTGGTGTATATGGCATGAAGTCTTGTTGATCTTCAATCACCAGACCAACATAGATTGGTTTTAAAAGAAAGATATTTCTCTTCGCGTCTTGTATTCTTGTCTCGAAGATGTAGTTTGATACAGGATACACTGATGATCTTGTCACCATTTGATTCAATCC